GACATGATCTCCAACTACATAGACATTGCGGATCCTCCGCACTTGGACATGCTGATTGTGGATGAGGCACAGGATCTGACGCCGCTGCAGTGGACGATGGTTGAGAAGATGTCGAAGTTTGCGACCGAGGTTCTGATTGCTGGGGACGATGACCAAGCTATCCACCGCTGGACCTCCGTAGACATCGAACGGTTCAAGGAAAGCACAGACAGGACGGAAGTACTCAACCAGTCCTACCGCCTACCACGGAGCGTCTGGGAGCTTGCTATGCGTATCTCTGCGCGAATACCTGGGCGGTTGGAGAAAGAGTTCTACCCTCGAGAGGAAGAAGGCAGCGTCCGTACAGTGGGAGCACTGTGGCATCTGCCCTTGAACCAAGGATCGTGGACCATCCAAGCTCGGATCAACAAGTACGTCAACGATATCGCGGAGCAGTTGGAGCAGGACGGTTACTTCTACAGCCGGAAGGGGCGTTGGTCTGTGAGCCAGAAGAAGGTCGAGGCCATGGAGGTGTGGCGTGATCTGGTGGACGGTCAGGCTATTGGCATCGGCAGGGTGCGCAAGTTGTACGAGTCTGTCCCTAAGATGGGGGCGTTTGCAGCTGTGCGGCGTGGGGCTACGACTCTGCTTGATGCTGCGGGGTCCGAGGACCTGTTGACCTATGACATGTTGGTCAAAGAGTTTGGTTTGATTGCCCCGAGGGACACGCATCCTATGGACGTGATCAAGATGTCGGAGGAAGAGAAGATCTACATCCGTGCCATCGAGCGGCGAGGCGAGAACATTTACCAAGAGCCGAGGATCAAGATCTCAACTATCCATGCTATGAAGGGGGGAGAGGACGACAACGTGGCAGTATACTTGGGGTCAACCAAGAACTGCGTTGAAGGGAAACATCCGGAGGATGAGCACAGGATCTTTTATGTTGCGGTTACCCGCTGCAAAGAGAACCTCTACTTAATCGAGTCGGACAAATCATACAGGTACGAGATATGAAACGAGATGAAGTGTTAGCCACCGCCGGGGAGTATATCAACGGACAGAGGGCCGAGGACTACGGGGATGCATACGAGAACTTCGAGCGCATTGCCGAGGGCTGGAATACAATTATCCGCAACGCCATGACCACCCATGGGTACGTCACACCGCAGCATGTTGCGTTGATGATGGACTGGGTGAAGACAGCGCGGCTGCTCAACGACATCCACCATGATGATTCGTGGATCGACAAGTGTGGGTACAGCGCATTGGGCGGAGAGTTCACTGAGCGGGAGAAGACAATATCAAAGCGGCTGGATAAGATACTGGGCAAGTCGAATGACTAATGGCTTCACAAAAGACAGCATCATCGCTGCGCAGATGAACCAGCCAAAGGAACTGGCGTGGAACATCCCGACAGAGTTCCCTGACCTGACGCACCACAAGCAGATAGCCGTGGACCTTGAGACGTGTGACCCGAACCTGATGACACTGGGCCCAGGTTGGGTGCGCAAGGATGGGTTTGTGGTGGGCATCGCTGTAGCTGCGGGCGACTGGGAGGGGTACTTCCCTATCCGCCACGCCAATGGGCACAACATGGATGCAAGGATCGCGCTCAAGTGGCTGCAGAAGCAGATGGCTACGCCGCACATCGACAAGATATTTCACAACGCGACCTACGATGTGGGCTGGCTACGCGCCGAGGGCATCAAGGTCGAGGGCCGGATCATCGATACCATGATTACGGGTGCGGTGGTTGACGAGAACCGTTTCTCCTACAGCCTAAACAACCTTGGTCGGGACTACCTTAACGAGCGCAAGGACGAGAAGCTCCTGCGCGTGGCTGCGGCTGAGTGGGGCTTTGATCCCAAGGCTGAGATGTACAAGCTGCCGCCTGAGTTTGTTGGGCGCTACGCCGAGCAGGATGCAGGGATGACCTTGCGCCTGTGGGAGAGGCTCAAGATCGAGCTAGACCAGCAAGACCTCTGGAACATATGGGACCTAGAGACCAGCCTCATTCCTATGATGTGCGACATGCGCCAGCTTGGTGTGCGGGTTGACCTGGACAAGGCGGAACAAGCCAAGGGCTACTTCAAGAAGAAGAGCAAGGAGATCAAGGACGAGATCTACCGCCAGACCAAGATCAAGGTAGAGCCTTGGGCAGCGGCCTCTGTGGCTACGGTCTTCGACGAACTAGGGTTGGTCTATCCAACATCGGATGACGCACAGGGGGACCTTCTCCGTAAGTCTGGGGTGCCTTCCTTCACCAAGCAGTGGCTCAGTGCCAACTCGCACCCCGTTGCGCAGATGATTATGAAGCTGCGGGAGTTTGACAAGGCTGAAACTAGCTTCATCGATTCCATCCTCAAGCACGAGCACAAGGGCCGCATCCATTGCGAGTTCCACCAGCTTCGCTCTGATGGCGGAGGCACGGTGACCGGGCGGTTCTCAAGCTCGAACCCTAACCTCCAGCAGATCCCGGCTCGGGACCCAGAGATCAAGAAGCTGATCCGCGGACTGTTCCTTCCGGAAGAGGGAACCAAGTGGGGGTCGTTCGACTACTCGAGCCAAGAGCCGAGGTTACTGGTCCACTTTGCAGCAAGCCTGAAGGGGGAGAACAAGCACCCCATCGTCGATAACATCGTCGAAGAGTACAACACAGGCGACGTTGACCTGCACCAGATGGTGGCAGACTTGGCTGGGATCACCCGCAAGGAGGCCAAGGTCGTGAACCTCGGCATCATGTACGGCATGGGTAAGGGCAAGCTCGGGGACCAACTAGGTATAAGTACTGAGGAAGCAGGCGAACTATTGCAGAAACACCAAGACAAAGTTCCGTTCGTTAAGAACTTAGCTAACCTAGCTAGCAGGCAGGCGGAGAAGACAGGACAGATCCGGACCCTGCTTGGGCGGCGCTGCAGGTTCAACATGTGGGAGCCTCGGACCTTTGGGTACAGCAAGCCTCTGGAATACGAAGCTGCAATGAAGGAATATGGGCAGCCGCTCAGAAGAGCCTTTACTTACAAGGCGTTAAACAAACTGATCCAAGGTTCCGCTGCGGATCAAACCAAGAAGGCGATGGCTGACTGCTATGCAGAGGGACTTTTGCCTATGCTCACGGTCCATGATGAACTATGCTTCTCAGTAGAGAGTGACGAACAAGCGAAGCGCATCAAGGACATTATGGAAAATGGACTGTCTGATGTCTTGAAGGTTCCCTCCAAGGTAGACGATGAACTCAAAGACAATTGGGGAGAGATCGAATGAAAATTGATAAGATGAAAACTGTTAGCCTACGCGACATGCACCCTATGCAGGTGCAGCACTTAATGGAACTGGTCGGTTTGACCTTGAACCTTGCTGCTCACACCAGAGACAGCGATGTCATCGATGACACCGAGGCCTTCTGTGATGAACTGGTCAAGCTGTTTGGAGGGGTGGGCGTCTCAATGACAATCGAGATTGACCCAGGCCCTACCCCAAACGATTCGCAATCTGTGCATTAGCTGCTGCGCTGAACGGGTCATCCCCCAACAGAGCAGGGTTCACGGGCCCAGGAGCACGAGCCGTGGTCACCGGAAGGGTTGGCTGCGGTAAGCTGCCTTGACGCTGTGGTATCAGGTCATCGAAGTTTACCTCGGGAGCCGCTGGAACACTTGGAACAAGATCCTTAAAGTCTGGATCCGTTTGAGCAGCAGGAAACAACTCGTCATCAGGTTTCAACGAAGTGCCTCGCATTTCTTCCTGTATCTTACGAATCTCAGCCCGTGGGTAACGATCAAAGATTCCTGCATCCCGCATCTCTTGGACGTTCTTCTTTGTAAGTTGGAAGGGCTGGAACTCACCTCGGATAATATTTTTGTACCCGCCGATGTTGTTCTTTTTTAGGACAGTCATAATTTCCCGCTGGGTCATACCCATAGACGTGAGGTCTTCAAATAACTGATAGTATTCTCGATCTACCTTTAGCTTGGCATTGTTAGCCCGTTGGAAGGCACGTTTTAAGGAACCGCTGGTTGCGTTGGCATCATCAGTTACTTGGTTAAACATACGCTTGGCGTTCGTTTGAGCTTGACCTAGTCGGTATGCACCAAACTCAAGACCTTTCGCTGGGTCAAACTCTTGGGGCGTTAAGGATGTGAACGCACGAATAACTTCTGTCGTGAGGTTCCGCTCTCTTCCAAGTTTATCTTTGGGGTCCACAATCCCTGGAGCAATGTTACCAATCGTTCCTCGAATAAATCTTCCGGGCTCTCCATTCAAATCTATCGGGGAAACACTTGGAACCATCGTGTTCAAGACGTGAGTAATCATCTTGTACCCTTTAGTGCCGCCGTTATCTTCGGGGTTATACACCTCCGCCCCTGTTGCTGTGCGGCCACCGCGGAACACAACGTCTGTAACCGCTTCAGTCAACATAGCTTCTGATAAAAACGGTTCGAAGATTTCTCCGACCGCCGCGCCGATAGAGTTGGTGAACGTGGATCCAGGGCCTTTGCCCTGTTTCACTGCACCCTCAAACTCGTTCATTGCACGAACAGCAAAACGATAGAGACCGTCGTATGGGTTAGACGTACTGTAGTTTAGATACTGAATCTTGCCGTCTTCGGTTTTACCAAGAGGTATGAGCACGGCACCTTTTTCCCAAGGCGCGGCGAAGGAGCGTTGATACGCTTCCATCTCTTCTGGTTTAACACCTGACAGAGCGTAACCCATTTCGGTAACCGCGATTGGTCCACCGACAGTAGTACCCAAGAACCCAATCATACGATTGCGGCCTCGGTTCTTAACGGCGGGGATGTCCGACGCCATGTCATCCAAACTCTGTTTAACGATGTTGAAACCAGTACGATATATTTCCGCAGGAAACGTGATAAAGTTTCCAAGAGGCAGACGACGACCCAGTCTCACAAGTTCCGTAGCGCCTTTGTTGTAGTTAGGTACGGTATCGCGAACGATCTGTGCCGCACGGTGCTTGACCATCTCATCGATAAGCCCCGGCAAATTACCGCTGGGATCGTTAGCCAGAGCTATGCGAGTGGCTTCGGACATGTCCTCCCCGTTTTTAGTGAGATAAGCTACCTGTTGAGGATAGCTTGCTCCCTCCAACGCCTTACGGATATGCGCTTGCTCGGCAGTGTAGTTGAAATGTTTCCAGAAATCATCTGAGCTTTGATAAAAATCTTCCAGAGGTTTAAAAAAACCACCCGCCGCTTTGGCAAATTTTTCCCTTGTTGGGCTACCTGCTATCAGAGCTTCAATACCACTTTCAGGTCCGCGGGCAGTTAGCCCTACGCCTTTGCGCAGAGAGTCCTGTATCTCGCGAAGCTCTGCGTTGGTTCCCAACATGCCTCGTTGTTGAGCATCCATTAGTTCGGCCATAAAATCATCGTCACCTTTGGTAACTAGATTGCCATAGACGAGCTTCATAGAATCCTTGAGGCTTCCTCCTCGACCAACAACAGGAATGTTTCCGTTAGCCAAGGCAAAAGCGGCAGCCGTGATAAAGTTCCTAACTTGTGTGACTGGAGACAGAATAGTTTTACTGTACTGAGAAAAACCTTTCGCACGGAGCATCCAGTTCCAAGTGCTTCGCAGAAGCTGAGTTCCGGTGTCTTCTTCTCCAATGATGTGGTTTGTTAGATTGTTGTAAATAGGACGAGGCACATAGTGATCGTTCAAAGATCCCCACCCTGAAGTCCCCAACAAAACTTCTTCTTCGGAAGGTTTCGATGTTCCTTTCCGCGCTGCAGTCGGGGTACTTAATTCGCCATAGTCTGTTGCATCTCCACCGAGACGAACATACCCACGGTTGATCAGTTCCCCTCTTTGCGCAGGGCTAAGTCCTTCACCTTTAATGATAACATCTTTCAACAAGCCCGTCTTGCTGCCCGCCAAACGCGATAGATTACCAAAGAAATCGTCAACTGCGGAGAACTGAGCTAAGTCAGATACAGTCCGCAAGGCTGCTTCTCTAAAGTCAGTGAAAACTTTGTAACCTTGATCGGTCTTAACAACCTTGGTCCCCGTCTCTCCCATCAAAGCTCGGAGTGTTTTAGGGATTTGTTCCCTGGAGACAAGCATACCAGTGTCTAGCCTGTCCCTAGCAATTCGCCCACCTTTAAATGCTTGACGGCCCTTGAGAGCATTCTTTGTGAGGAAGGACTCTCGAGCTTTCTTAGCCACTTCACCTGTAACTTTTGCCCCGAGTTTGACCACGGGACCTTCAGGTGTGTTTTTTATTTCTATACCGTTCGTGTCAACAAACTCGTCTGTCAGCATAGTTTTGTTGACATCTCTACGAGCCAAGTCGGTAAGTTCTTTTTCTGTGGCACTTCTATTTGCAACATAGAAAGCGTCCGCAGCCTCTATAGATTCTTGAGTCGGAACATAGACGACCGTCTTTAGTCGTAATGTCATTGTTGCGAAGGAAGTTGCTTTCGTTAAGTTTTGCCGAGCCGTCGTCGATAAGCTGTCTATATTTTTTGAGACTTGGACGAAGAGTGCTCGGAAGTTGCTTTAAAAGTCTAGCTTTAACTGCTTCATCCGCTTCCGTAAGGTATGCGTTGCTGCGATTTAACACTTCAAGACGAGCCAAGTTTCCGTCAACCTCCGCTGGAGGGAGGTCCTTGAACAACTTGTCTAATTCCGTGTCGTACTTCTTCTGCAAAAAAGATACTCTTTTGTTTGCAGCATTTGTTTGCGCGTCAATTGCAAAGCGAGACTCCGAAGCAGCCTCCGGCAAATATCCTTTGGGTGTTGCTGCCGCGATTGCATCAGCTTTAAACCGTTGCAAAGTGGTCAACTCATCTGGGGCCATCATCCTTTGGTACAACAAATTGTCTACGTTTGCTGCAGTTCTATCCAGTTTTTCTTTTATTGCTTTGGCACCCATCTG